GCCGTTTTGGTTCGTCAGATGCCGCTCTCCGATTGAGACGCTGACATACTCTCCCTGTGGAACCATATCGCTGTCCCCAATGGGCGACAGGATGCCTTCATATAGTACTTCGACATCTCCGGTAACGATCCATGCGTCGTACATGCGGTCGCTGCTCACCGAGAGGTTTTTCCAGTCCATAATTGTAAAAGTGCGTCCGTCCTGCTCTGTTTTTAGATCGTTCAATAATTCGGTCATGAGAAGCTCCGCGACCTCACGTACCGCAGTGTGCCCCAATTCTTCTTCTCGTGTATATACGGTGGAAACCTGACCGATAGTGCGGATTTCAAGGTTTTTCCGATACAGTTCCATGGCCGCGGCGGTAAACTTGTTGCCGTATTGATCCAGCATCTCGGGTGTGCCGTAGTCCGCCATAATTACATCGGTATTGGTGACACAGATGCGCTGCCAGACCGTTTCCGCTCCGCCGTCGTTCCACGCCAGGAGCAGGTAGGGCTGACCTGTGCTTCCCCATTCGGTGATCCAACTTTCGCCGTTGATTTCCTCCATTCGCATGCCGCCGGCCATGACAACATTTTCCGGACTGTCGGGGCGCAGGCGGTATTCCAGCAGATACATATTGACGCCGCTTGTGAGCCCCGCCGTACCGGTGTTAATCATCGTCAGACCCGTGATCTTTGCGTCCGTTATGGCGTATGTCCCCGCCCCCACAAGCCCGGCCTCTTTTCCGACTTCGTTATAAAAATCAACCTGCTGCGCGACATATTCGGTCGCGTAGTCGATCAGAGCCTCGGGGAAATCGCCTTCAACTTCGATACTGATGGCGACGTCCGAATCCCCAATAGTTTCGACCCTATCTCCAACCCGCTGATGCGACACAATCAAAAAGCCGTCTTCCTTCAATTTTAGTGTGAGCGTCACGTGTTCGCTGTACAGTCGGATAATATCTCCCTGTTTTTCGCCGCTTGTGCAGATGAAGGTGCCTGCCGCAAAATCGCTGGTAAAGTTATAGTACGCGTCATACTCCTCTAAATAAATCAGTTCATCCATTCCCACGCCGCTGAGGTCGTCCAGCGCAATATCCATGTGTTTTTTTAAGGCCTCGTTTACTGTTTTTACGGTAAACCTATGGATAGGAACCGGCATGCCGTCTAGGGCCGCGTCGGCGCCGAAGGGCCAATTCCCTGCGGTCTTCAGCGACGCGAACTCGGCTTCGTCCGTCACATCGCCATCAGACGGAAAATGACGTAGAAATTCGGCCAGATTGATATCCTCCGGACTATCGTAATAGGACGTAAAGAAGTGGCTGAGCGGATTGACGCTGATGAGATTGCCCTGTTCATCATACAGCAGTGGCTCGAAGGCTTTGTTATACTGTTCCACATCATTCGCAGTAAGCGGAACGATCTCCGCTTCATTCTTTGCCCCCGTGAAGGTGCAGCCTACCGCAATAATCGCGACGAGAACGACGGCGATCACCGCCGGTATGAGCAGCTTCGGCTTTTTTGCGATGAGCGATATCCGCTCTTTGATGCCCTTTTTCCCGTCAGTCATGGTGGTTGCGCAGCAAAGCAAATCCATGGCTTTTCGTTTCTCGCAGGTGAGCCCGATGAGCGTGCGACCATACTCCGTTCGATTTTCCTCACCGATACGCCGGATCGTATCCTCGTCGCAGGCCAGTTCGGAGTCCCGGCGGGAAAGCGCCGCCGCCATCCAGACCAACGGGTTATACCAGTGCACCGCAAGGCACACGGCACGGAGCGCCGACCATATGTGGTCCCCGTGGCGGTAATGGGTCAGCTCATGTGCCAGCACGTGACGCAGCTTCGTTTCATCCCCGGCAACGTCCGGCGTGATATAGATTGCGGGACGGAAGAGACCGAACAGGCAGGGGGAGGGCAAGGCCTCAACTTCATAGACCGGAAGCTTACAATTGTCTACATGGAATAACTTTCTCGTTTTTTTCAGTTTTCTGCTAAAGCTAAAGTTTGATAAAAGCAATATCAGTCCAACGATAACGATTCCAGTAATCCATACGAGTCTGAGAAACGGTGCGATATATGTCTGTCTGTTGCTCACCGATATTTCGAATTTTCCGGCATTTTCTGCCGCCGTGGCGTTCGCCGTGAACTCCTCGCCTTGCTGTGGCAGGTTATAATAGGCCGTGTCACCGTCTGTTGTTACTGAACCTACTGTTTGCCTATTTACGGTCAACGCTTCGATGCCCTCGCCGTTTATGGGAATAAAGTTCATTATGCTCACAGGACTGCTAAAAAGGTTCAGAGGCACAAGCAGCCGCAAAAGCACCAGCGCCCAAAGAGCGTATTGTAATCTAAGGCTGATTTTCCCCTTCAAAAAGTGCCGCAGCAAGATAACCACGAGTATGAGAACAGAGGACGTGATGATAAGTTCTGTCATTTCTTCCCCTCCTTAGCTTCAGCCTCGCGCAGGATAGCGTACAGTTCGTCGATTTCTTCTTTTGTCAGTTCCTGCTTCTTTGTGATGGCACTCATCATCATACTGACACTGCCTTTGTACACGCGGTTTAAGAAATCGTCTGTTTCCTTTATGACCGCATCCTCGCGCCTTATCAGCGGAGAATAGACCTTCATTCCTTCTTTGTCCTCGCAGTGGACAAGGCCCTTTTCCGTCATGCGGCGAAGCATCGTCAGGGTCGTGCTGCGGGTCCAGCCCACACGTTCCTGCAAATAATCCGTTGCCTCTCTGCCAGTTCGCGGTGATGCTTCCCACAGGCACTCCATGAGGTTCCATTCAGTATTGGTAAGGCTTATATTCTGCTCAGACATTCTAATCTTCTCCTTGTTTAAGATGTAAACATATTATATTCCATCCTGTTTACAATGTCAACAGCGCGAGAAAAATTTTGTAATATTATGTTCTCAGTGTCTAGCACCGTTTTCATCTGGCACATAGACCATAACATCGCCGTAGTTGCAGCCAAGCGTATAGTATATCTTTTCCAGCACATTCAGCATAACAGGCTCGTCACGGCACAGCTTGGTCATCGTGTTGAGCGACACGCTGGACGCTATCATCAGGTCGTGCTTACACAGGTTTTGGCCAATTATTAGTTTCCACAGCATTTTTAGGTTGCAGCCATGTCACACCTCCATGAATTGCTATTATGTAATTATATTACACAAATTTACGCAAATTTTAAATCGCAAGGTCGTGTGATACTCTCTTGAATAAGTAAATGGCTGTTTCAAGTTTCAAGAATTGACTTGCTATTCTGTGCATTCAGAGCAAATATGTACCTACCAAAAACAAGGAGGTATATAAAATGAAAATGACGATACCCTATAAAATAACCGGCAAACAGAGAAAACAGCTTGCCGAGGACATCAGTGTGGCGCTGCACACCATTCCAAAGTATTTGGGTTATCCCACTTGTAACTACAAAATCGGTGACTGTACTTTGGAGCGGGACGGCAAGCTTATAATCCCAGAGTGCGTGGCGGACGAAACGGCAACTGCGCTGCTTGAGTACCTACGAAGCCGTGGTTATGTGGGAGAGGCGGTTGAGACCGAGGACAGGCTCACAATCTCCATGCCAAGGGAATTCTTCACCAATGCGAATATTGAAACACTACAGCAAATCGTAACAGCCAGAGCGCCTCTCTTGAAGAAAGCGTTTCTGGCTGATTCTTTAGAAGCGGTAGTCACAGACACAACGGTCAGCTTTCCATGGTTTCCGTTTACAGCAGAGCCGGACGAGGTCAATGCCTATTCTGCTTTTGTCACAAAGCTGTGCGAGATGGCGCGAAAGCAAAAGCGTGTGGTGGCTGTGGTAGCCGAGACTGACAACGACAAGTATGCTTTTCGGTGTTTCCTGCTTCGGCTGGGTTTCATAGGCGATGAATACAAAATTGCACGTAAGGTACTGCTTAAAAACCTTACGGGCAATTCAGCATTCCGGTAACCCGGTGGGGGTATTGAAATCTCTACAACTATCCAAAGCGGACAACGGCGTGGGCCTTCGCGCAAAAAAACACCGGTTCAAACGGGGGATTAACCCACAGAAAAAGGAGGTGACGGCGCGTGGCAAAAGACGGAACAAACAGAGGCGGCAGGCGTGTCCGCGCCGGTGATAAGCCTGAGCCTCTTGCAGATAAAATCACAAAGGGTAAATCGGCTAAGATCCTCGATGTGCCGTCAATACACCCTGAGTCTATTCTTGAGGCCGAGGATCTTGATGGAGCTGCTGACCTGTACGGTGAGGATATGCCGACACCGAGCGATTACCTGAGCGCAAGGCAAAAGGACGGCAAGCCTCTGGGAGCAGATGCCCTGTTCATAGAAACATGGAAATGGCTCAAGGAACGAGGATGTGAGAAATTCGTTAATTCCCGGCTTATCGAAGCTTATGCTCAAGCATTCTCCCGCTATATCCAGTGCGAGGAAGCCATCAGTACATACGGGCTCCTGGGCAAACATCCAACAACAGGTGGTGCGATAGCAAGCCCATTCGTACAGATGAGTCAGTCTTTCCAGAAGCAGGCCAATCTGCTCTGGTATGAGATTTTCGATATCGTAAAGCAAAACTGCACTACGGCATTTGTGGGTAATCCTCAGGACGACATTATGGAAGCCCTGCTGTCAGGCCGGAAAGGAAGGCATACATGAAATCGACAGAACGACTTGAAAAAGTAGATATTGACAAGCTGGTGCCGTATGCCCGGAATGCCCGAACTCACAGCAAGGAACAAATACTTCAGCTTCGGGCAAGCCTGCGGGAGTTCGGCTTTGTTAATCCGGTCATAGTGGATAAAGATCTGACCATTATTGCCGGGCATGGCCGTGTCCTCGCTGCCAAGGAGGAGGGTATAACTGAAGTCCCGTGTGTCTTTGCTGAGCATCTGACCGAAGCACAAAAGCGAGCTTACATAATTGCGGACAACCGTCTGGCTATGAATGCTGGATGGGACGCTGAGATGCTGTCGGTTGAACTCTCAGAGCTGCAAGGTGTGGATTTCGACATTTCGCTCCTGGGTTTTGATGATGCCGAGCTCAACAAACTGCTCAGTGGCATCGAGGATGTGAAGGACGACGACTTTGATGTGGAAGCAGAGCTGGCGAAACCGGCAATTACAAAGCCGGGTGACTTGTGGCTGCTCGGACAACATCGCCTTGTGTGCGGCGACAGCACAAAGCCTGAAACCTTTGAGCTGCTCATGGAAGGTAAACAGGCCAATCTCACGGTAACCGACCCGCCATACAACGTAAACTACGAAGGCTCGGCCGGCAAGATCAAAAATGACAACATGGCTGATGAAAAATTCTATCAGTTCCTGCTGGACGCATTCACCCTCACCGAAAAGGCGATGGCAAAGGACGCGTCCATTTATGTGTTCCATGCAGACACCGAAGGACTGAATTTTCGAAGGGCATTCAATGATGCGGGCTTCTATCAATCCGGCACCTGTATCTGGAAGAAGCAAAGTCTGGTCCTGGGCCGAAGCCCATATCAGTGGCAGCACGAACCCATCCTTTTCGGATGGAAGAAATCAGGCAGGCACGCCTGGTACTCAGACCGGAAACAGTCTACCATATGGGAATTTGACAGGCCGAAGAAAAATGCCGACCATCCCACGATGAAGCCGGTGCCGCTGGTAGCCTATCCTATTCTTAACTCAAGTATGAGCGGATGCATCGTCCTCGATC